GAGTGAGCCGTCCATGGGGCCATTCCATGAGAATTTTCGGTTGGTTGATCTTGCTCGCTAGTTCAACTCCAAACTACATTTTTATAGAGGTGTCTGTCCTCAAACACAATTTATACCCTTGTGCGGGGTTTGCTGAAAACTATTGGTACCTTATGCTTTTTAAAGGCTTTCTATCAAATGGGTAAATTCTTATACCCCATTAACACAATGTGTTAACTTCACTAAATAACAAAGGGATCACATACATCCACACGATGGTGTCTCGAAAAGTTGCCATACATGGGCAGTTTGTGATTTATGTATAAAATGGAATAGTTTAACCAAGTGGTTGCTAATTAGCTTGATGGAGCAATAGCTTCGTAGTAAAAAATGGGAGGACCCAAATAAAAGAAACAATTAAAATCCTCACCAGCAGCACAATGCAAAGGAATGAACTCCTTACCAGAACGGTCAGAAGCAGACATTGTGGATTCTAATACCCATCCGGTGTCAAAAGCATCACCAGACGATATATCATCAAATCTTTTTGCTGGTGCAAAACGAATATTTTTGTAATATGGACATTCCCACAAAACAACTGGATTAACTGCACTACTTTGATATAAAGCTCCATCATAAGTACGTCCGAAATAGTCTCTATCATTAACCATATTTGCTTGACCATTGGGCACAAATGTTGGAAATGTCAAATCAGCCCATTCATCCCGAGCTGCAAAACCGTCCGGTGTTCTTGTGACGGTTATATTTGACAGTTCTCCAGAATAATTGTCCATACGTGTCAAATCTGCCATCCAGCGTATTCCACCTCTCCATCCACCATATGCACTTGCTACATAATTCAACAAAGTCATATGACCATACACATAATTACCCAATGTTAATGGAAAAATGGTTCGACTGTTGGCAGGTGTTGCTGACGTGTACCCAACTTGATGTGGGAATGCTTTACGTTCTGCAGCAACACGCACTAAATTTCCAGCGGTCAAAGCAGTTCCTGCTACAATAGAGTGCCTCTGATATCGCTTTAACATTTGTCTAAACGAATAAATACTTTCACCAAAATGTACAAGATTTGTCTCATCAGACTTGGTAATAGGTTTAGCCATCGTGTTTAAAGTACTCACATCAGATGGCTTGGAATCCTGTACCAATTCTTCACTTTCACCAGCATGGGGTTCAATTTCAAATGCTTCAGGTGGGTTACAGTTCCTGCTGCTGTAAATCTCAATTTTTCCAGCGGAAAAGCATCAGGCACTGCAACTTCAAAATCATCACCTGCAGAAATAAAAACATTCACCTCAATATCGTTATCAATTGTAGAATTTGGGACTGTAAGTTCATTCACAACGTACACACTCAACGTACCATTTCCAATATCTACAGCTGGAGTAGTAAACGTCAATGGAGAAGTATTCCACATCTGTGTTTGTGCTGCTACACCAGGCACAAAATGGCGTCTGTATGTTGTGCGCTGACCCCAACCGACATCTATTTCAAAATCAGAATTGTCACTGATGTCTACAATTGTAGTATACGCAGTGTTGTATTCAGCACTTCCACCTGACGGTGTACCTGTGGGATCATAAACAATCTTTACTCTACCTTTATGATATTTGCTACACACAAACTGAAATCTATATTTCAACGTACCACGCCAATACCTGAAAGGCGTTGCTGCAAAACATGTAGCTGGCATATGAATTTCACTCCCTTGTAAAAAATGTACACAAGGGTCAACAACATGGTTCCACAGTAGAGTTTCCTGTGAAGTACCTAAATCCCATGGAAAACTTGCCATCCAAGACTCGCGGGAAGCAATATACTTAATGGTTAACTCATCTTTACTTTCTAACCCTACTGTTCTAGGATCAAGAGTCAATTCCTGCTTACAATCTACAGACAACTTATTCGATTGATTAACCTGATTCGTTGTAGAAATATTTGAAACGGTCAACGGTCTGTATAAACATGCTTCCAAGTCCACAGGTGATGAATAACCAAAAAGTGTTGCAATAGCACCAACAGCTTGTGATCCAAGTTCAGTAGCACGAGCAAAAGGACCAATAACAGGTACTTGAGTCAGATAAGAGGCAGCATTTGCTACCGCACCTGCAATTCGTGAAACAGGTTTCTTTCCATATTCATCTGCTTGTGGTGCAATTGCCCCTGGTTCAAAATTCGTTGGTATCGCAAACTTAACATCTTCAGCCCAGGCAAAAACATTCACAGTAACAGTATCTGTAGCACCATTTGCATGTTTTAAACCTTGCATGCTATGTAAAACAACTTCACCCATATTTCTCCAATCCATACTCACAATATCTAAAACGTTATAGTATGTGAAAAAAGGAAGTTTCATCTCACCTCCTTGAGAATTTGTGGGATCCAAATATACATGCGGTCGTTGACTTGCAGCAACAATGTCTGCATCTACAAAAGTTCTGTTGACTGTCATGGAATCATCTGCAGGTAAAGGATTATAACTTGCTATGATACGACCATAATGGAAAGCATTTCCGTTGATAGTAAACTTGAGATGTAACTTCGCTCTCATGAGCTTGTAATTAGCAATCCGATTGATCACACGCGCATTTTCAAAATATAATTGCCAGGGGTTTAGGGATTGGAAAAGAGTTCCTCCAACACCCCAGTCAATAGATGCTATACGCAATGGACGACTGAAAAATTCGTCCAATGTAGCATCTGATGCCAATGCAGCATCACGTATGTGATCAATATCACCAGGAGTTTCTTGCATATACCCAGGATGAGTATCTGCAAATTTTACATTCTGAGAAATCATCTCAGATGAAGGAACACTCACTGGAAGTTCCTCTGAGTGGGGATCAATATCGTCATTATTTTGACGACGTTTATCCCGAGCTTCTTCAATTG